CGCGATACTTCAACTTCTGCTCTTTTTGTTGAGCTTGCTGTTCCCGTACACGGGCATCCAATTCGACTTGAGTCATTGTTAAGGACCGAAGTACCTACCCCCCGTTCCATGAGTAGGCGTCATGCGTCCCGAAGGATGAACGGACGACGTTGCTTATTTATCACGGCCAGGTGCTAAGAGTGTTAGCCTGCACCTTAACACCAGCAGGACTCATTTCAGCTAGAGTTTGTTCAGCTTCACCATAAGCGGTGATGAATGCTGGAGCATCAGCAGTAGGTGTTACATACTGACTGACAAGACCAGCAAGAAGATCGCTAGGATCGTAAGCGTTAGCAGATGCCATTTAATTACCCAATAGTAGGAGATACCAATGCCACAGGAGTGGCCTCAGCACTGGCGAGATCGAGTGGGAAGTTGTGAGCATTACGTTCATGCATCACTTCAAAGCCGAGGTTAGCACGGTTAAGAATGTCTGCCCAGGTATTGATTACCTTACCCTCACTAGAGAGCAAGGATTGATTAAAGTTGAAGCCGTTCAGGTTGAACGCCATGGTTGACACGCCCAAAGCAGCGCACCAAATACCGACAACAGGCCAAGCTGCCAGGAAAAAGTGAAGACTACGAGAGTTATTAAAAGAAGCGTACTGGAAAATAAGACGCCCGAAGTACCCGTGAGCAGCCACGATGTTGTAGGTTTCTTCTTCTTGTCCAAACTTGTAACCATAGTTCTGAGAGATGTTTTCGGTTGTTTCACGGATAAGACTCGAAGTGACAAGACTACCGTGCATAGCGCTGAAGAGAGACCCACCAAACACTCCCGCAACTCCCAACATATGGAAGGGATGCATGAGGATGTTGTGCTCGGCTTGAAATACCAGCATGTAGTTAAACGTTCCCGAGATACCCAAAGGCATAGCGTCAGAGAACGACCCTTGCCCAAACGGGTAGACAAGGAACACAGCGGTGGCTGCAGCAACAGGAGCTGAGTAAGCAACACAAATCCACGGCCTCATTCCTAGTCGATAGCTAAGTTCCCACTCGCGTCCCATGTAAGCATAGATGCCAATGAGGAAGTGGAAGACCACAAGTTGGAACGGTCCCCCGTTGTAGAGCCATTCATCAAGTGAATTAGCTTCCCAAATTGGGTAGAAGTGTAGTCCGATGGCATTGCTGCTCGGAACGACGGCTCCCGATATGATGTTGTTTCCATAAAGAAGACTGCCTGCAACAGGCTCGCGGATGCCATCAATGTCTACAGGAGGTGCAGCAATGAAGGCAATAATGAAACAAGTAGTAGCTGCAAGGAGACACGGAATCATCAGTGTTCCAAACCAGCCGATATAAAGACGGTTGTCTGTACTGGTTACCCAGTCACAAAAAGAGTCCCAAGGATTAACTCGGGACTGAGGAGCTGCGAGTGTAGCAGTCATAGTTTGAAGTTAGTTTAGTCGAGTTACTTGTACCCGTCCAACTCCAGAGCCAGTGAGACCGATAGCATCAGCCGCACCTTTACTGAGATCTAGGTTCCTACCATGAATGTAAGGACCACGATCATTTACCCTCACAATGGCACACCGCTTAAAACATACCCGTAGGCGTGTTCCAAATGGAAGTGTCTTGTGCGCTGCAGTAAGGGATTGTTGATTGAATCGTTCACCATTAGCTGTAATGTTCCCGTGAAATCCAGGACCATACCATGAGCTAATGACTGACAGAGTAGTTAGAATAGGAATCATAATAATAAAGCGAAGAACTTTAATATTGATTACTCCAACTAATCCGCCAATACACGCGCAGTATTGACGGACTTGCCAATACTATTTTTTCTTGGCAGTCTTAGCAGCCTTCTTAAATTGAGCTGCAGTCGGTGCTCCTTTAGCACCAGGTTTACGCATCTTCTCTCCACTACCCTCAGCGATACGCATTCGCTTAGCGTGGATGTTAGCGTAGAGTCCAGGTTTAGCCATTTAGCATTTCCATTTACGAAGGGCTAGTGCTTTGCGAGTAGGACGACCCTTCTCGTCTTTCATAGGTCCTTTAACCCCAGACATCCTAGCACAGAATGACCGCTTACGTGGACCACCTTCAGGTTGAGGAGCCTTTAGGTTAGAACCTGTCTCTCTATTATATTTTTCTCGACCGGCTTTCGTGAGTCCACCAGTACGAGATTTATGTGTGCCAATCTTTAGGCTAACGGCCTTACTTTTTCTTGCCGCCACCTTTATGCCCTTTCTTACCGCAAGACATTAGAATACTCCAGGAATAATTTGACCAGTAAATACATAGGCGCCTACTGCTGCAACGAAGCCAAGCATAGCAAGGCGACCATTCAGCAGTTCAGCTCGTTCGTTATGGGACACAGTATAATCAGAATCGTGGTACATGGTGGGTTCTTTAGCGAAGATGTTTTCAGTCATTAGAATTGAAGGTTGGAACGTTCTAGTTTCTCAGCGATGTCCTGACGATAGGCAGGATCCTTATCATAGCGAGGGTCACTCATAGCAGCAACCAACTCAGCTTGACTGCGGAATGCATCACTAGTGTTACGTGGTGCTGAACCTGTCAGCATCTCACCGTCGTAACCAGTAGCATCTTGGTAACGTGCATTAAGAGCTTGTGCTGCAAAGAACATGGTAAGAGGATCACCCTTATCCATGGCAGCATCATACATAGCAATCTCATTCTCTGAGAGGTTTTGACCAGCCCATTGAATCATGTTGCGGTATGACTCCATACCACCAACCGACTCTTGGATCTGATCAATGTCCTCTTGAGTTGCTACCTCACTCTGCTGTGCTTGACCTTGCTTCTCCAGGAACATGTTAGCAACATCAATGGGATCCATCTTGCTAACTGTATCTACAATACTCTCATCCCACTCACCAGTACGGTAAGATTCCATGATAGTATCAAAGAGATCTGTATCTACTTCATCAGTTTGTTCTTGCTCCTCAGGCTCTTCTGTTGCTTGCTCTGTAGGAGTGTCATCATTAGACTGAGAAGAGAGACGTTTCTGTAGTTCAAGGTAACCACGTTCCAACTCTTCTGCTGACTGATATTTACCAGCCAGTAGTTGTTGCTCATGTTCAGCTAGCTTCTCACCAACTGCTAGTGAATCAAGTTCTTCTGCAGAGAATTCACCTTCGACTTGTTCGGATGGATTAAGAGTAATTTCGTTTGCCATTTGCTGTAATAACGGTTAGATTGCCAAGACCAACAGTCTTGACGAAATCGGGGGAACGACCGATAGTAGGCTCACCAATCTTAGTACGCTTCATACTAGGAGTTGGTTCAGGAGTAGTCTTAGTTTCTTCAGCCGAGGAGTCCACCTCCAGGGGTACCTGCTTCTTGCTGGACCGCTGCGGCCTGGTCGGGGTTTGTTTGTCCATTTTGTTGATTAATCAATTCTGGGTTTTTAGATGGGTCCAGTATTGGTGCCTTAGCAATGTTAGATGCTTGCTTCACTAGCTCCATCTCCTGTGCTTGTTGCATGTCTTGTGCTTCCTCTTGCTCCACCTGACTTATGGACTTCACAAGGTTCAGAGCATCAATACCTTGGGCTGCAGCAAGACGCTTAACAGCTTCATCAAGGTTGAGGTATGTGCCGATAGCATCAGGGCCTAGTGTTTGAGCAATGATGGTAAAGAACTGACCTAAGCTCTCTCGATCCTGTCCCCTACCCAATGCATTAATACCTGCAACAATGGTAGGACGTACAAGATCTTTAGGGATCTTAGGGATGTCGTTGTTCTTCTGGAGAACAGAGAGCTTACGGTTAAGGTACGGCACAAGGAACTCAACAGTAAGGAGGGAGAATAATCCACCGAGCTGTTGCTCTAGTTCCATCTGTGTCATGCGCACCTCTTCAGCTGTAGTGCGTTCACTATCCCGTACATTAAGGATCAGGAATGCTTCACTGAGACGACGCTCTAACACACCAGCCATATCCATAGCTGTCTTGAAGTCAGCTGTCTTACCAACTTGAACAACTGAGATATCATCAGGTCGTCCCTGAATGATGGCTCCGTTGCCCGCAGAGGAGAGTGTTTGTGGTTTGGTGGTACTAGACGGGGACACGGTAAAGACCACCTTAGCGGCGACTGCAGAGCCCTCTACGAGTGCTTGCATCAATGCCTCCAAGGATCGTAGGTCACCGAGGAATTCCTCTACCCTACCACGTCCAAATGATTCACCATCTACAACGTTGAATCGAAGAACCAACCAAGGGTTAGCATCCAATGGTGCCTTACCTTGTGAACCGGGGATGATCTTATCGAAGACCTCTTGATGCCACACAAAACGATTGTTCTCTCGTTTGACATGTGTGTAAACATCAACGTCTTCATCATTATCTGTACCATCCTCACCTGGAGGATTAGCTGGGTACGCTGCTGTTAGAATAGGGGATAAGAGTTTACGACTAATGCGTTCTCTTGTTACGATTTCTAGGACCTCACCGTTACCATCTCTATCTACGACATACCTGTTCAATGGATATAGCTTCAATCCCTTAGGACCCATATAGATCAACGCATTACCACCCACAACCAAATGCTTGAGAGCTTGGTGGACAGTAACGCGATCACTAGATGCTGCTATGATTTCCATGACAGACCTTTCCATCTTCGCAAAGGAGATATC